CATCATCTAAATATACTTTAAGTGTAACAACAGCTAGTGGTACAGCAGTGCCAGTTCCAAATGCTGCTACTCTTTTATGTGTATCTGATGGTACAAATACAGTTACAAGAATTATAGAAAAAGGATATTACACAATCGATTCATCATCAGTAACAGCATACACAGCTGTAGCAGGTGATCAAATTCTTGCTAATACAACAGCCAACCCAATTACAGTAACATTACCAGCTTCACCAGCTACAGGAGATGAGGTTTCATTTTTAGATGCAAGAGGAACATTTGCTTCAAATAATTTAATCGTTGATAGAAATGGTCAACCAATTAATACAGGAACTTCTAATCTAACTCTAAATACAGCAGGTCAATCTTTTACACTTGTCTACGTAGATTCTACAAGAGGTTGGGCTTATAAAACAAACACAGCATAGGAGCTAACAGATGGCTCTTCAACAAATTAAATTTGCGCCAGGGATAGATCGACAGGATACTTCTGTTGGTGCCGTTGGTCGTTGGACAGATTCAGATTTAACTAGATTTAGATATGGACTACCAGAGAAAGTTGGTGGTTGGCAATCGCTACTTACAGATACTATCGTTGGTGTTGTTAGAAAAGAATTTGCTTTTGTAGATTTAGATGGAAATAGATATGTAGCATTGGGTACAGATAAATTTTTATTAGTTTATTTTGAAGGACAACTCTTTGACATTACACCTTTAAAAGCTGATATCACTGGTGCAACACTTTCAACAAATTCCACTACAACAGTTACCATAACAACTTCAGCTGCACATAATATAAATGAGGGCGATATAATTTTATTTGACAATGTAACATTACCAGGTGGTACAGGTTTTTCCGCATCAGACTTTGAAGATAAAAAGTTTCAAGCTATTACTGTTCCAACTCCTACTACGTTTACAATCACAATGGGATCAGCTGCAACTGGCACAGTTGCAACAGGTGGTAGTATAACTTTAAAACCTTACGAACCTGTTGGTCCAGCCGCACAAAACTATGGTTATGGTTTTGGTATTGGTAATTATGGTGGTACGATTACAGGTGTTGGAACGACGACAGTTAACAATAGTGGTGTAATCGCTGCAGGTGCAACATCTTTTGTTGTAACAGATTCATCTGTATTACCGGCAACAGGAACTTTATTAATTAATAGTGAGCTAATGGCTTACTCTGGTAACAACACAAGTACAAATACAATATCAGGAGTAACAAGAGCACAAGGTGGTACGGCTGACGTAGAACATGCAAATGGTTCTACAGTAACTAACGCCACAGACTTTACAGGTTTTGGAGAAGCGGTGACCGCATCTGCTGTTACACTTGAACCTGGTCTTTGGTCTTTAAATTCTTTTGGTGAAGTTTTAGTAGCCACAATATTAAATGGTAAAACATTTACATGGGATGCTGGTGTTGCTAGTCCAACAAGCAACAGAGCGTCAACAACAACATCTGGATTTGAAACGACAAATAATCCTACAGCTACTAGAACAACTTTAATATCACCAACAACAAGACACTTAATACATTTTGGAACTGAGGTTACTATTGGAAATACATCAACTCAAGATGATATGTTTATTAGATTCTCTGCTGATGAAAGTATTAACGAGTATACTATTGAAGCAACTAATACAGCTGGTTCACAAAGACTTCAAGACGGAACGCGGATCGTAGGAGCACTGGTTGCAAAAGAAAACATTCTAGTTTGGACAGACAATGCACTTTACACAATGAAGTTTGTAGGTGCACCTTTTACATTTGGTTTTGAACAAGTAGGGACGAACTGTGGATTAATAGGACAGAATGCAGCTGTAGAAATAGATGGTGTTGCATATTGGATGTCTAACAATGGTTTTTTCTCTTTTGATGGTACAGTAAACTCTCTACCGTGTTCGGTAGAAGATTTTGTGTATGACAATATTGATACAACAAAAGGACAACAAATTTGTGCAGGTATAAACAATTTGTTTACAGAAGTATTATGGTGGTATCCAACATCAGGCGCCACATTTAATGATAGATCAGTAATCTATAACTATGGTGCAAAAGCACCGCCAGGTGAAATGGGTAATTGGTACAATAATACAAATACTAATTTTAACAGAACAACTTGGATTGACTCTCTTGTTTATCCTAAACCCTATGCAACAGCTTACAATAGTGCAGGGACAGGAACTTTTCCTGTAATTGTAGGGGAAACAGGATTAGGTCAAAGTGTTTTCTTTGAACACGAAATAGGCACAGATCAAGTTAACCCAGATGGTAGCACAACAGCCTTACTATCTTTTATACAATCATACAATTTTGCTTTACAAACCGATCAAGGTATTGGAGAATACTTTTTAGCTATGCGTAGATTTTTACCAAACTTCAAAGTATTGACTGGTAATAATCAAGTAACTATATCTGTCTCCGACTATCCATCAGAAGACGTAACAGCTACAACGTTAAGTCCTTTTACAATTACATCTAGCACGACTAAAGTTGACACAAGAGCTAGAGGACGATATGCAAATTTAAAAATAGAAAATACAGGTGCAGGTGAGTCTTGGAGATTTGGTACATTCCAAGCTGATTTACAACCAGACGGAAGAAGATAATGGCAAAGATAGTAGTAAGATTACCAGAACCAAAAAAAGAATACACAGAAGACAATCAAAGACAAATTAATAGAGCTTTAGCTTCTGTAGTAGAACAATTAAACTCTACATTTTTAAGACAACAAAAAGAAGACCAAGAACGATTTACTTGGTTAGGACTAGGCTAATGGCAAATATATATTTAAATAAAAAAGCAAGTTTAACAAACACAAATTTAACTACACTTTATACAGTGCCATCTAATGCAAGAGCAATTGTTAAATCTGTAAATGCTGCAGAGGATGCTGCAGGTTCAGCAGTTGTAAAAGTAACTTTAACTGATGCATCAGGCACGGCTTTTGTAATTGATAATGATGTTAGTTTAACTTCTGGTCAAAAAGAACAAGTATTAACAGAACCATTAATTATGGAAGAAAGTGAAATATTAAAAGTACAAGCAACTAGTGGTGCAGTAGATGTTATTGCATCAGTATTAGAAATAAATAGGGAGGATAGATAATGCCGTTTATTGAAACAGAAGCTTCTGTTAGGTATGAAATAATTAATGGTAAAAGAGTACCAGTAATTACACCTAAAACAGAGGTAACTCTTACAAATACAGTCACAGGCAAGGAATATAAGTCAGACGCAGAAGCGTTGGCAGATGTACAAAATCCTGAAACTTCTACGGAATCTGGTCACATCAGAAGAGATGTGAAAGTAACCGTTGAAGAGATACCTTTGGGCGCTGCTACTAATATATTCTAGATTGACTGGGAGTAAAAAAACAAGTAAAATGAAAGATACAGCCTATATCAAGCTTGGCTGCCTTGCATTTCACTACATAAACTAGAGATAAAATATGGGATTTTTAAAAAAAGTATTCAGACCAGTTCGTAAAATAGCAAAGAAGATTATACCTAAAGAGGTAAGACCTTTTTTACCTTATATCGCTGCTGGCTTTGGACCTTCTACTATGGGATTGACCGGCACAGCTTTTGGAAAAGCTGCTGCACAAAAAGCTTTAATAGCTGCTGCAACATCAGCAGCAACGGATGAACAAGGAGATCCATTAAGAGCAGGACTATTGGCTATCACTCCGGATGTAGCTTCAAAAGGTTTAGGAGCAGTAGCACAAAAATTTGGTCCAACATCTGAAATTATAGATCAAGCAGATAAATTAACGTTTGCTCAAAGAGTAGGTGAAGGAGCAAGAAAAGGACAAGAATTTATTACAGCAAATGAAGGATTAAAAACAATAGCAGCGCAAACAGCAATAGATCAATCAGCCAAGTTAGCAGAAATTAATCAAGATGAAATAGATAAGTACAACGAAGAATTAAGAAAACAAGGTGTGTTAGATAAAACTAAAAGAAGAACATCAATCTTAAATATTTATTTAAATGCAGGTTACGAACCTGATTATGTAAATAGTATGTTAGACAGATATGGATATGATGAAGGTGGTCTTGCAATGTTTAAAAATATGACTCCTAGAATGCAAGGTTTTAAAGCTCCAACATCTGCTCGTTCTTTGTTTAGAAAAAAGCCAGACGATATTGAATATACAGCTCTCTTGGAAGGAATTCAAATAGATGATGACGATGACGATGATGATGATAAAGATAATAAAAAAAGAAGAAAAGGCAAAAAAAATGAACCAGTTAAAGTAAGAGATGTAGGTAGAGATGATTTAGCTGGTGGTTTAATGGCTGCAGCAAGAGGAGTTGAACAAGCTTTTGGCAGACCTTTTGGTAATATAGAGCC